AGGATTACTAGTTAATCTATGGGATAAGTTTAAGGCTAAGAATGCAAAATTAGCGACTCTTATCATCTTGATTCTAGGTTCGGTACTGTACTTTGCAGATCAGGGAACACTATTGGGAGTGTTAACACTTCCCGCTGGTGTAGCAAGCGTAATTAAGTGGTTAGCCACTGCACTTCTTGCACTACAAGGTTCACGCACAACAGACGACCTCAAGAGTCTGAACAAGTAATAATAAAAGAACGACTTAGAGAAGGGCTGTCTACAATCGAGTGGATAGCCCTTTTTATATTAGTGGACAAAATTTACAAGGTTTGCATATTTATAGTGATATATGAGACTAGCACGACCAGAAATATTACACCCTCAGTTACAGTTTAGGTACACGATCCTCACCAGCCGTTTGCCGGGCGCAGCAGTTTTTGCAAAATCAGCACAACAGCCTTCCTTTGAAAACAACCCTGTTAAACTAGAGTACGGAAACTCTAACTTCAAGGTTAAGGGAAAAACTAACTGGAATGACATATCAATGACTTGTTATCAGTTTGAAGGCATAACTGTGCCTATGTTCTGGGAATACTTACAACAACACCAAATAACCAAGACAGCAACAGATTTTAGAGCAAGGACATATAAACATAATTTACAAATAGTATCCCTGAATCCTATGGGGTTTCCAGTAGGAACATGGAAACTGAGAGGTGCGTTTTACAACAGTCTGTCTTTTGGAGACATGGGGTGGGCAGAAGAGAGTATTACAGAAGTAAATGTCACAATAAGTTATGACTACGCAGAATTTGACCTATTACCCTTCTAAAAAGGAATTACATTAAATGGCAAGAATATCACCAGAAGCATACGACCCTATACTATCATTCAGGTTTAAGATTCAGTTCTCATCCTTGCAGGACGTTACGTTCTATGGAAAGGCAGTAAACCTGCCTACACTGGACAATGCCCCTGTTACTTTGGAATATGGAAACGTTCAGATGAAAGTAAAGGGAAAGACTAAGTGGAACGATGTTACATTGACTATGTACGCATACGAGAAGATGACTATGGAACAGTTGTGGGATTACATGAACATGCTGCACCAAGACGTAGTAAAAGGAGAAGATAAGTACGGAGACGACTACAAGAAAGACATACAAATTCAGTTACTAAGTCCAAGCGATATTCCGATAGCAACTTGGACTTTAATTGGGGCGTTTGCTAACAGCATAAACTTTGGAGACTTGGATTGGAGTGCAGAAGAAGTCGTACAACCTTCGATGGTAATATCGTATGACTACGCTACGTTCAAGCCACAAGGCGCAGCATAAATAATTTTTAACCAAAACAGAGAAAAATGAGCGAAACAGTAAAAGTAAACAAGGCAGATACAAAGACACCAGAATCTACGTTCAGCCCTACAAGTGGGGTATTCCCTACAAACGTGGTAGAACTTCCATCAAAAGGAGTTTTCTATCCAGAAGGACACCCTCTATCAGGAGGAACTCTTGAGATGAAGTTTATGACGGCGAAGGAAGAAAACATATTGACCACAGAATCTTACATAAAGACAGGAGTTGTGATTGATAAGTTTTTGCAATCTATGATTGTAACACCTAAGTTCAACTACGATGATCTATTGATAGGAGACCGAGATGGTCTTATGATAGCATCAAGGATATATGGATACGGAGAAATATACCCAGTAGAAGTAACAACTCCATCGGGTAAGAAACAGAAGGTTGACATTGACCTAACAACCTTGGAAAACAAGGTTATCCCTGATGCCTTAGATTCGCGTGAGAATCACTTCTCTTGGACTTTCGAGAACAGGATAGGTAAGTACACACTGGGCTTTAAATTGCTCACTGTGGGAGACGACAAGATCATTCAGGACAAGTTGAAGAAGTACCGAGCAGCGGGTACAGCAGACAAGCAAATAACAACAAGGTTGGAACAGATAATAACCTCTGTGAACGGCAACCAAGACCCTATGTTCATAAGACTGTTTATAGAGAACGAATTTATGGCAAACGACTCAAGAAAGTTTAGGGAACATGTGTCAAGTATAACTCCCGGAGTTAACATGGAAATAGAGTTGGAGGACACCGATACAGGCGAACCCTTTCGTACTTCGGTTGCCATCGGAGCATCATTTTTTTGGCCTGACAGCGGACTATGACCAAAGGGTGATGGATCAAATATTTGATCTAACTGTAAACCTAAATGCAGGTGATTACAGTTTGACAAGTAACTTTACATTCACCGAACTTTACGAGATGCCTGTTAACCTTAGATCGTACTACTATTTGAAGTTTGCGAACCTAAAAGCAGAGTTGCAGAAAATAGCATCAGAGAATGCACAAAAAAATAAGGGGAAGCGGTAATACCGTCTCCCCTTTATTTTGTCGCAAATGTTGTCTATTTTTGCGACAAGATTACTCTAAGTTGTTAAAGTACCACTGCCTTGCCTTGGTCGAGATTAGCGGGTTTAACTTCTTCTGATTCAGCCCATTAGATTTCATAACATCTGTCTCTTCTTTAACAATATCCCCTACAATCCACCTCAAAAATTCCCCAGTGTTCTTCTGGGTAATTTCTAGTTTATTCCTCCTCATGTACTCAAGTCCTTGGTTAAGCCTTACTTCTGTGACAGCGTACTCAACAAAGGCATTCATAGATTCGACTAGTTCTACGTCTACACTTGCAAGAGTCTTAACTTTACTTACAGAATGCTTTTCACCTTTTGACTTGAACATGTAATGATATCCGTTGTAGGTAGTGGTGAAAACAATACCCTCACCAACCCCGGACACTCCGAAGAATTTACCAACAGGGCATTCCTCTTCTACTGCTACCGTTAACTCTATGATTCTGTTCTGAGAAAGTTCAGGTGTGTTAAAGTCAACAGTTACTTCATAGGTTGGAAAGTCGTTTATGTTGTATATTCCCTGCATCGGGTAAGACCTTATAAAGTCAATCCACTGACCATCAACCTTACAAGCGAAGATGACGAACATTTTAGGAAGTCCATTTAGTGCTACCCCTTTCTGAATGTTACCTCCGCACCATTCTCCATACACTGCAATGTAGTCATTGAACTCTATTTCCTTGAACATGAAGTCTAAGTTCTTTCCCGACATGGCATTCATAAACCCGGCACTATCTTCTTCAAGGCTGAGTACGTTCTCCCTTGATTGGAACTCAAGTGAACCATCAGCGTACTTAACCACCCCGGCATTAGTGCCGTGCAGTTTTACCGTTCCTTTGAACTTCAAGGTTGGGTACGGCTCTGTGTGTTGGTAGGTTGGTTCTTCATCAACGTCTTTACCTTTGTAATCGTGTCTCATGCGCAATTCCTTGATTACATTCCTGAACTGCGAGATGTCTGTGAATTTTTTCATACTTGAAATGAATTAAATTGGTTTGGTTTGAAACAAGTGACTATGAAGTACAGGTTTGATATTTTCTCATCCCTCATAGCAATGAACATTAAATCTTTGTTTTGCCGTATCTTTACCTTGCAATGACCATATCTGGTTTTTAAATAGTCAACCATTCTGGTGTTGTTTTGCCAAGATTTGTTCTCTGGTGTTGACTCCCAGTCCTCCCATATTTTCTTGTCAATGAGACTTTGACCCTTCCACTCAAGGTCTGCAATCCTTTCGTAGTAACGCTGCCGACAGTGCATGGTCATCCTGTAAATGATTTTATCCTGAATTTTTAGCATAGTGAATTGATTGAGTTAACTGAACAGTGTTTTTTGCCCCTATTAAGATTCCATCTAGTTTTTCATTTTTACAGGCTGCCATCAAACCAGATTCGTAATCGGAGAATCCCTCTGACACCCTGTATGCGTAGTAATACTGACCGGGTATGTTATCCACATACCAGTCAATACTAGTGTACTTGCACTGAACATCAACTTTAACACCTAGGTCTTCAATAACCCTTGAGTACAACTCAGCATCTACTACCCCAGATATACCTACCTCAAGGCCATAGCCACACAAGGTAGTCATGGTCTTTAGTACATCGTCATACTCCCTTCTACTGTCCCAGTGAATCATTAGGCACTTTACATGGTGCTTTAACCTGTTTAAAACGCCATCACAGGTTCTAATAAGGAAGTCAGGTGATAAGTCAAACTCAGGAACTCTAAGCCTACTAACAGACCCAACCTTCACAGTTACGTGAAAATCACAGGTGTAGTTGTTGTCAAAATATTCCTCCAAATAAGACAATGCAGTATCTCCTACACCGTTGATTGGGTAGTTGGTGGCAGTATCAATACAAGTCTTATCATGCACATAGTACCACTCTTCCATCAAAGATATAGAATCTTTTATAGATACATCACTCCCCCACTTGGAAGTTCCTAGTATTAGTTTTTTGGGCATATTTATAATCGGGGACAAAGGTACTACATTGTCAGGTAAGTAGCAATAGTAGTACCTTTCTTTTTTCGTTTTTTTGGATATTTATATCATAATTAAGGGATACAATGAGAAAAAACAATATAATACAGGAAAATATTTTCGCAACTATCGCAAAAATATGGGCAGCGTTTCAGATCGAAAAGAAGGTAGGAGACGTGATGGGTAAGATACCAGACGATCCTAAACTTAGAAAGGCGTTCGAGGATATAAGATCGGCAGACGCGACAATAAAAAGAGAGTTAGAAATGTATTGCATTAGAAATCCAGACAATCCTAAATGCAAAGATAAAAACAAGGCTAAGTAATGGCTAAAATACAGCAAGATGATGGCAAAGAAATAAAGGGTTTATTACAGAAACTGTTTAAAGCAGTTCAAGTACTGTCCTCTGCAAGCGAGGAGCAAAAACGCATTAGCCGAGAGTTAATGAAGGTTATGTCTTTGCTAAATTCTGGCTTTGTAGAAAGTGCCGACGATGCTAACAAGTTAATAAATACCATAAAAGACAATGGGTTCAGCCTAACGGATGAGTTCATAAAGAAATGGGCTAAGGCTAGAAAAGCAACCGACGAAGACTTAGAGAGCATTGTAAAGAGATTCCACGAGATAGACGACCTTAGTGATGATGTAGTGGATTCTGCTAAGGATTACACTGATTTGCTGGAAGACCAGATAAGTTCGATAGAGGATCAAGTAGACTTATCAACCAAGTTGTTGAGGGGACAGAACAAGATCACAGAAGCGGTAAAGGCAAGCAAGAAACAAGCAGTAGCACTTGCTGGATCAATTGGAGATGTGAACAGCATAACTGAAAAGTTAGTAAATAACAAGATTGACCTCACTGGTATGTTCGACGGAATGTTCAAAGGAATGGACAGCGGAAATGCTTTGCTGCACGACATGAAGACGGACATGGATTCCATGATACAAAGGGCTGGGAACTCTAAGTTGAAGGTAAACCTACTGTTTAACCCACTCACTGACGACCTAAATAAACAAGTAAAGCAGCAACTTGACAGCATTGACGAAGAGAAGAAAAACAGGCTTCAAGGTCTTACGGACTATTATGCAAAAAACACAGACCTCCAAGACAAGATAGCAAAGTCAATGGCAGCGCAGGATTTCTCCAAGGACATGAAATTTGATGTTGATACCTCCGACATAACAGTGAGCGGAAAACTACTTCAACAAGGTACAGCAGAGTACCAAAGCGCACTTGATTCATTGACAAAAATAGTATCAGACAACAGTCTAGGAGAAAAAGTAACTAGTAACCTTGAAAAGATGGTTTCTTTGATGGGAGAGGGCGGAAATTTAAGCACTAAGATGAACGAAAATGCCCTAGTTTATTACAACATGCTTGGAGATTCCAACAAATTAATTGCCCAGAAGTTTGATGAAGAGTTAACTAACTTAAAGGTTCTAAAAGAGAGTATAGTAAAAGAAAAAGGAAGACTCGCCATAATAGGAGACTATACCTCAAAACTAACAGCAGCCAAGGGAGTAGTACAACAAATAGGAGCGGGGTTTGATTACATTGACTCCATACTTCCAAAAGGAGTAAGCGACTTCTTAGGAATTTCAAATGTGTCCTTATCATTGCTAGATGCTCACGAAAAGGGAATACAGAAGTTTTCAGAATACGTCAAACAAGGCGGAGATTTAACAAAGTCTATGGGAGTATACATGGCTGAAATAGGCCCTTCCATAAAAACTGCTTTAAATCCAATGTTACTGTTAGTAGCAGCGGGTGCAATGTTGTTCCAGACACTCAAGACAGCAGTGGCTACATATAAAGACATGGCATCTTCGATGAAGATTTCCATAAAACAGGCCAAAGACCTACACACTGTTGAGTTAGATACTCTTACTTCCCAGAAGAACCAGTTCGCCACAATGGAAGATATACAAGCGGTTCAGTCAGAAATGATAGACTCTGGAAGATCAATGTACATGTTAAACACAAAAGGTTCAAAAGAGTTATCAATAAGTTTAACAGAAGTAGGCAAGGCATTTGGATACGGAACTAAGCAAGCAGCACAGTTACAGAATGCTTTCACCGATTTAGGCGCAAGTGATGACCTTGCTTTGAACCTTCAAACTAACCTTGGCTTTATGACAGAAATGGCAGGGTTAAGCCCTCAGATAATAAGCCAAGATTTATTAGAAGGCTCAGAGACAGTTGCAACGTACTTTGCAGGACTTCCAGAAAAAGCAGCAGAAACAGTACTTGGTGTTAGAAAAATGGGAATGTCCCTCAAGCAAGCAGGATCAATCGCTAGTAGCATGGTAAACAACATGGAAGGGTTTATGACGGACATGTACGAGTTACAGGCGATGTCAGGAGGTGGTATAGACTTTTCAGGTGCTTTTGATAAAGGTTTGATGGGAGACATAGAGGGCATGACTAAAGATATTATGAACGAGATCGGAAGCACAGCAAAGTACAATGAAATGGACTATCTAACTCGAACAAAAATAGCAAAAACACTCGGAATGAGCGTAGATGAGTTGGGAAAGAGTGTAAAACTAAATGAACAAATAAGTCAATTCAGTGGACTGGAAAAAGAAGCACTTGAGGCAAATAAAGACAGGCTTGGGGATATATCAAAATTAAACAAAGAGCAAGTAACAGATAGGCTAAAACAGTTGCAGTCAACCGATAGGTTAGGCGTAGCGTGGGACAAGATAAAGGGAGTGCTGTTAAAAGCACTTATACCTCTTGCAGAGTCATTTTCTGACGCAATAGATGCAATATCTCCTATAATAGACATCATAGTAATGGCTTTAAAGGGAGTTGGACTGCTTATAAAGATAATACTTCCGATAGTGAAGGGTCTACTTGCACCATTTAAGTTCATAGGAGACATACTAAGCAAGATGACCTCGTATCTTGACGAATCAGCAGCAAGTGCTAACTGGTTAGGTACAATTGTTAAGGGAGTAGGTACAACCTTTGACAAGATAGGAGAATACGCATATTACATAGGTGCTATTATTGGTACATGGGCATTGCTGTTTAAAATGCCAGCAGTTATAGGTGGGGTAGTTGGAATGTTTAAAACCATACTATCTTTCATTCCCGGAGTAGGTACTATACTTGCATCACTAACAAGTGGCCTTGGTGGTATTTTTGGAGGAATGGGCAAAAAAGCGAAGGATGCTGCCAAAGAAAGTACTGACCCAGTTGTGAATATGACTACCAAGATACATGATTCTATGGTAGGGATGGTTGACAGCATAAAATCATCTATGGACGACATGGTAACTCACATAAAGAGTTCGGTAGCATCGGCGGGAGATGCACTGTCTAAAGGACTCAACAAGTCCCCTACTCAAAAGATGATGGAAGACATAAAGAAAGAGGGAGCATCAACTTCAAAGGCACTGTCAAGTGAAGCAATTAAAAGTGCTGGGGACATGAAAGAAGCAATGACTGATGGAGCAAAGGTGTCAAAGAAGAAATTAGGAGAGATAAAAGAAGCAGGTGTTGGGTTGATACCAAAAGCAGCAATAAAAAGTTCCTTTGGATTGTTAGCGGAAGTGGGTACTAAGTCATTAGCGGCTCTTGCTGCAAAAACGGCAACATCCTATCTATTCGCAACCAAAGAGGGTGAACAAGCATTAGGAGGTTTTGCAGGGGAGATTCAAGGGATGATACAGATGGCTGCTATGGGAGGCTCTGCGTATTTGGTTGACATCTTGCAAGATAGTGTAGAGAAAGTGTTCTCTAAGAGATTTGAGAAAAAACTCGAAGGTGGGGTAGGCAGCATAGGAGGAATGGTATCTAAGAAGTTAACGGGGGGATTTGAAACAGCGGGTACAGCAGGACAAGGAATGTTCAGTAAAGTAGGTTCGTTTGGAAAGTCTGTGTTTGAGAAGATGTCAACTTTTGCCAAGTCTCTGTTTCCTAAAGCAGGAAAGGACTTAACAGACAGCCTTGACAAAGTAAAGGATAAAATAAACCCGGTAAAGTCAGTAGCAGAGAGCGTTACTAAAGATGTGGTTGAAAAGAAAATAACAGATAAAATATCTAAGCCAAAAGTACCTTCGATAGAACTTCCGAAACCTCCTACCAAGCAGGTAGAGAAAACAGGTTCAATATTCAAAGGTCTTGCAGATGTGATTAAAGGAGCGTGGTCAGCGATAAAATCTACTATACTCGACATTGTTAAATTTATCGGAGACGCACTAAAGAGCATAACAGGAGCAATAGGAAAGTCAATAGAAAACTTACTGAAAGGTATAGGAAACGGGTTATCCTCATTCAAGACCAGTGCTGTAAAAGGAGCAGCCGCACTTGTGTTAGTTTCGGGCGCACTTTGGATAACTTCAAAGGCACTTGAGAACTTTGCTAACGTTAGTTGGGAGAGTATAGGAAAGGGAATAATTGTATTAGGAGGTCTTGTTGGAGCAGCAGTGCTTTTAGGAAAGGCATCAGGTAGTATAGTAAAGGGCGCATTGGCAATAGCAGCATTAGGAGCAAGTTTAATTCCAGCTGCTTATGCACTTGGAATGTTTGCCGATATTAAATGGTCATCATTAGCCAAAGCAGGAGTAGCATTAATTGGACTTGCTGTTGCCGCCGAAACCCTTGGGGCGATTATGTCATCAGGTGTCGGAGCAGTTGGATTAGCATTAGGAGCGGCAGCGATTGCAGTATTAGGGGCAAGTTTAATACCATTAGCAGAAGCATTAAATATTTCAGGCCCTGCTTTGGAAAAAATATCACCAATTATTGATTCTTTTGGAGGAATTATTAAAACTACCTTTGAAGGCCTTTCAAAAGTTATTGATTCTACAACAAACGGAATTGTTAAAATATTTGGTGTACTAGGGAATATTGACGTAACTAAGTTATTTTCGATTGGCCCTGCATTAATTAGTATAAGTGCCGGATTAGTTACATTATCCGCAAGTATGGCTGGCGGCTCAATACTGTCTGGTATTTCTAACCTGTTTGGTGGTGATATAATCAGTGATTTAGAGGACTTAGCTGTATTAGCAGAACCTTTAAACGCTGTGAACCAAGTGATAACTCAAATGTCAGCTTCTATAATGGAATTATCTAAGGTATTTGAGACTTTAGGGAACATAGATGTTAGTAAGCTGTTTTCAATAGGCCCAGCACTTGCTAGTATAGGAGTAGGCTTTGCTGCAATGTCAGCAGGTGCAGTTGCTTCTGGTATTTCTAAGCTGTTTGGTGGTGATATAATCAGTGATTTAGAGGACTTAGCTGTATTAGCAGAACCTTTAAACGCTGTGAACCAAGTAATATCACAACTTGCTGCTTCGATAATGGAGTTGTCAAATGTATTAGGAGACGCTAATTTTGACAACATCCAAAAGTTGAATGACATAGACGTAAAATCGCTAGATCAGGACGTAAATCAGAAGATAAATACGGTCAGTGGACAGGTTAAGAATTACAGTGAGCCGAGTATAGATTACAAGGTAGCACCACAGCAACCTCAGACTGCAAATGTTATGACTCCCAAGAAAGAGTCAGTTGCGCAGAATGTTAGCATAAATTCATTACCGGGAAAAAGAAACGGAAAAGAAGATGAGAGCGATAAAGGTACTACTTCTAACAACAGCAGCGTGAGCAATACTGGTAATACTTCTAACAACAGCAGCGTGAGCAACTCATACTACGGAGATAGTGGATCAGATGGAGTTTACAACAGACCGGGAATGGACACCAAAAAACTAGAGATGTTGCTTATGAGGCTAATTCAGTTGAATGAAATGCAGATGCAGAAGCCTTGGGTAGTTAATATGAATGGTCAAAAGGTTGGAACTATAATCAAAGCAGAGAACAACAAGTAAAGGATATAAATGTCAACATCAAGACCAAGAAACGGGCCTCAAGGCGGAGACTTTAATAAAGAGTTATTCTACTTCCACAGGTACGATCCGGGCAATGGCCCAAAGAAACCTGAAACAGAGTGGAAGTTAAAATTTGAAGCGCATATAACTTCTTTACAGGATACTTCAAGCCCAATATGGAACGATTA